CTACATTCTCCAACCACTTGAAGTCGTCCATATAAATGAAAATGAAATTACTAAAATTAAAACTTGTACAGTGTGTTCTGTTTCGTCATCAAATTCATCGTCATTATATAATGCTCCTAACATTATACCTTTAATTGGATTTATAATTATTTCACAATCGTAGAATTGTGCTATTATAAATGCAGTACATAAAATAAAACCTAAAGTGATTAATACCATATTAAAATAATTTTGCGTTTACTTTTGCTACTTTCTTTTCAGAATATAATTCTATTAATTGAATTGAAAAATCAATATGTGTTAATTCAGAATCAATTTTTTTAAGTTCTTCAATATAATCAGAAACTGGTGTTAAATTATACCTTGCTTCCATATCTGTTAATTGTTGTAAATATACAAGTTTTTCTTTTAAATCTTTAAAGAAACTTATTAACATTTTATTGTCTGAATGATAAAGCAACATTCTTTCGTTTGAAACTTGTAATTCATCTAAATGATTTTTTATTGTTGTTTTCAAAATATATCTTTTAATGGGTTATAAAATGCTCCTTCAACTTGTGGCAATCCAAAATTATTTACTTTAAAACTAAAGTTTTCAAATGGTGCGTTTCTGGAACGTTTACAACTTACGGTTACTAATCCTTTATTTACTGTGTTTAATTCTAATTGTATTTGTGTTTCTGTTTTCTTTTCTAAAAATGAACCTAAATGTCCTGTTGGTTTATCTGTTCCAAAGTTAGAATGTATTACTGTTACTATGTGACAATTTAATTCCTTTGACCATTTCATTAACTTCTGGACAACTGCATTGCTTTCTTCTATATTATTTACATCAGAACATAAATCTGCAATACCATCAATAATTACCAATCCAATATCTGTAGCTTCTAATTTATCATAAAGGTAATATTCTATAAATTCAACTCTTTCTTTAAAACTTAATTGTCTTAATGCTAAAGTATGGTATTTATCTGTTTTTATACCAGTCATATCAATAGGACGTTTAAACACATTTGCAGCGTGAAAATTGCCTTGTTCAGTATCAAAATGTATTAAGTGTTTATTATCTCTATTTGCCTTTAAATCACCTCCAAATTGCTCTAAATCGTCTGCTAAATATATTGCTGATAATAATGATACAAAGAATGTTTTTTTACTTTTAGGTGGTGCTTGTACAAAGCTAAAATTACCATAAGTTCCTATTGGTGTAGGATATTCTATTTTACCATCTTTAGTTTCGTAACTTTTAACACCAAATGAAATTGCTGGTTTTGGATGTGTTATCTTTTCTAATGGATTAATGAAACATTCTGCTTCAAAAACTTCCATTAATAATCTCTTTTCGTCTTTGTTTAATTCCATTTGTTTGTTTGTTTGTTAAAAAAGGGAACTTTTACATTCCCTTTTGAGTATAATTTTAGGTAGACTAATCCCTAAATTAATAATTAATTAGAATGGAAGTGAATCTCCTTCTTCTTTAGTTGCTTCTGCTTTTTTATCAGCAACTGATATAGTTCCATTTGTCCAGATTACATTTCCATTTCCTAAATACGTTTTAGGCTTCTTTGCTTCTCTTTCTTCTTTTGTTTGACTATCAGTTAAAGATACATTTTGTCCCCATTGGTTAGATTCGTCATTTACTCCAACTGTAAAGTTGTAGTAAACTGCGCCATCTTTTCCAGATACAAATTTTTCTTTAGGTAATTTGTCAACTCTTAAACTTACATTAATTAATGCACTCATAATTTATTTATTTAATTTGCTTACCTTTTTTTACTGTTGTCAGCTATTCAGTTTTATTATTTAACTTTTAATAATTCGTCTTTTACTACTTTAGTCATTTTATACTTGCCTTCAATAGTTGCAATATTACCACCATTTTTTAAATATTCAATAGCTTTATTAAATTCTGGTGTATTTTTATTTAACCATTTTTTATCATCTAATGCTGCACTAATTTCTTTTGATGTTAAAGTTTCTGCTTTATCGTGTTTATTTGATGCATCAGGGTCTTGTGTATCGTCAATCAAAAGTAAATTACCTAAAGCATACTTTTTAGCATAAGAAGAAGCTGAACCAAATTGTTGTGGAACTTGCATTCCTTTTTGGTTTAAATCTACTCCTACAATAGCAGTAGCTGATATTTCATTAATTCCATTGTTATCTATAATAGTTGCAATAGATTTTATTATAGGAATATCTAAATTACTATCTGTAATTAAAGTTTCAATTATTATAAAAGATACTGCATACTTTTCATTAAATGGTTTTAATGCTTCTAATATATCTTCAGCACTTCTAAAGTTATATTTACCAAATGAATTGAATTTTGACTTTGATGCTTTAAATTCTTTTTGAATTAAAGACAATTTTTGATTTAATGTTAATTCCATTTTAATTTGTTTTAAGGTTATAAAGTTCTTGTTTAATTATTGTCTTATATTCTCTTGGGCAATTTTCATCAGCTAATTCAAAACAGTATGTTTCTAATGTTTGAAGATGGTTTTCTAATTTGCAAATTCTATCTTGCATTGCTTCTAATCTAAATCTGTTGTAATCTAATAAATCTTTCATTTGTTAAAGTGTTAAAATTGTTACTAAAGTAAAAAATAATCCCCATAAAATAAATGCTAATCCGATGTCTTTTAAATTTTGTTTCATTTTGTTTGTTTTTAGTTTGTTATTTCTTTGGCAAATATATAACTGTTTTAGATATAAAAGTGTTAATGAAATGTTAAAGTTTTAAAATAAAAAAAGGGACACTAATTAAAGCATCCCTTTTCTAACAAACAATATATAAACAGAGAACTACAAAGATTCTAATTTAGAATTATAGTATTTAATCATTTCAATCAAATCTACGTCTGTAAATTTAACTATTTGTTTTGATTTAATTAATAAACTATCAGGTAAGTTATTATCAAATTGTGTTAAATACTTTGAAAAAGCATATTGCATACCTTGATTAGTTATATTGCAACCATAACATTGTACACCTACATTATTTTCATCCCAACGTGTTGAATAATGTCTACGTGACATAAAATGTCCACATTGCAATTTTTTATAATGGTCTTTTTTATTACAGGTAACACATTCAGCTATTTCATTAATAGCATCTTTACGCCTTATATATTGACTAAAGACTGTATCTAATTTTATTACTAAACTTTTTCTTGTTGGCTTTTTCATTTGTCAAATGTATATAATATAAATTAACAATTTTAGTTAAAAACTTTATTTTAAAATAGTATTGTTTTAATTTTTTATCCTGTAACTTTGCCTTGTAATCAAAAAAACAAAATAAGTATTTAAAAAAAGATTAAAATAAATAACCAAAAAGAAACAAAATAAATAACAAAAAACAAAGTGTGGAGAAGGCAACTATATACCAAATTTATCTACCCTGACCTTTGTACTTTTTCTTGTAGTTTTTAGAAGATTTTAATTTAGAAGATTTTGTTTTAGAATGTACACCTGGACGTGATACATTAATTTCTACTCTTAAAGTAGTAGCCATTTGTTTCGCCATATGAAATAAATTAAAATTAAAATTAGTGTTGGAATAAAATATAAAAAATAATTAGCTTTTTTATCTATTTCCTTTTTCTTTTCTTTTATCTCAACCTTTGTAGTTTGTTGTTTATCTTCTATTTTAGACACTTTTATATCTTGTTTATGTAAACTATTGTCTTTTGTATTTTTGTATCTTAAAACAACGTTTTTGTACGTTATACCATTTATTACAATATCTTTACAAGTATCTAAAGGAGTTATTATAAATTCATCAGTTATAATATCATTTTTAGTTTCAATCTTTATATCTTCAACTGTTGCAATTTTAACAACTGTTTCTGAAATAGAATCTTTCTTAAATTCTTCTATAACTACTTTTCTTGTTGAACAAGATGATAATATAGCAATAGAAATTGTAGCTAAAAAAACAGATAGCCAAAATGTAATAAATCCTTTATTTCGTGAAATAAATGTCTGCTTCAATTTGTCGTCTTTTAGTTAAACCATTTAATATTTTACCTGCTGCTTTATTCCATTTTAAAAATTCATCTTTTATAGTATGGTCTAATCTATTATTATTTACCTTCTTTAAAAGTGTGCTTCTCATAAAATTTGCTACTCCAACATTATAAGCAAATGATACTAAAGAATTAAATTGATTTTGTGTTAAAGGTTGTGTAACACATTTAGAAACTTTTTTAGCAAAATTATCAGCAATATCTTTAAACATATCAAATGCTTCTGCTTTAGTTATTTCTTTATCTACCATAGTAACTTTTTTACCATCTTTATAAAACGTGTTACCATAACCAATAGTAGCTAATTTAGCAGGACATAAATAAGGTTTAGAACTAAATCCTTCAAATTCACAAATTAGCATATAACCTTTATTGTCTAACTTCATTTTGATAATATTTTTACAATTGTTCCTATTAAACCTGCAGTAAGTAATCCAGCGACAAATTTTAATTGACCTATGTAAACAGATTTTTTAGCCATATCCAATTCTATAAACTCTAACTTTTCTTTTAAAGATTCTATATCTTGTTTAATATGGTCTATGTCTGAAATAACACCTTTATTACCATTTACTTTAGAACCAACTAAAGCACTTGAAATGTGTTGTAAATCTTCTTTAATTAATCGAAGGTGTTGTTCCATTCGGTCTAATCTTTCTTTTTCTTGAAACTCCATTCTAATTCTTTAATTTTGCAACTATATCTGTAAATCCTTGAATGCTTACATAAGCAGTAGCTATTATAACCCAATCTTGAGATGTTAAATCACCAGCAAATAAACCACCACAAGCTATTAAAAATACCATCAATTTACGTGATATAAATTTACTTAAAATTCTATCTATATTTTCTTTACTCATAAATTAAATATTGGTGTTTTTCAGGGATTTCATCTTCTGAAATCTCAAATAAATCTGGATGCTGAACTATTGATGAATGTTGTTCTAATGGTTCTTGAGCTATCACAACTGTATAACTATCCGTACCTACTGAATTAATTTGTCTTATATGTCTCATTATACAAAGTATTGAATTGTTATGTATGCGTATCTATATGAACCTGCTGCTCTATTAATAACTACTTCACAAACATTTGGAGAAGTAGATTTTAAACGTAAAGCACAAAAAGGAGAAACACTTGTTGCTACTACTTTTGAGCCTATTATCATTCCATTTCCATAATTAACAACATCTCCTACAACTGAAACTGATGAAGGTAAAGCAGGAGTAGGAGCCGTAGATGGTAAATCACAAATTACTTGTGTTAATATAGAACCAGCCGTACCATAAGATAAATTTATTGTTAATGTTACTAAATTGCCTATTTGAGACAAAGAATATGTATGATTAGTCGTTCCACTCGGTGCAGTAGTTCCCGTCCAGGCAGGAGTAGGAGTATAAGTTTCATTTGTTAAATTTTCAAATACTTGTTCTGTTGGTACTGCACTTGAAGCAGTATTATTAGCCAATATTGTATAAGCACTTTGTGATGAAGCACCACTTGTTGAAGCTATTGTAAGTTGTCTTGTTGCTCCTGTTCCTGATGGTGTAATAGTTATATTAGTTCCTGCAACTAATTCTGCTTCAGTTTGAGCTCTTGAAGCACTATTAAAATCTGAAATTGTACTCGATGTTTGTGTTCCTGTATGGTTTGCTCTTGCTAATAATGTAGCATCTGAACTGTTTGCAGTTGCACCTGTAGCAATACCATCTAATTTAGTTTCGTCTGCCGTTGTAAAAGAAGCAGTTGTATTTGTTAATACAGTTGCTAATGGTTGTTTTCCATTTAACTGTGTTTGAATTTCACTTGTAACTCCTTTTACATAACTTAATTCAGTTAAATCAGGATAAGTAGTTGTTGTAAGACCGCTAACTGTACCACCAGAACTTGCACTTAATATTAATGCAGAACCCGTACCTGGAATAACTATATTTGAACTAAATGTTTTAACTCCTGCAATAGTTTCGTTTCCTATTAAATGAACCACACTTGTATCATTTGCAGGTGTATATCCTAATGCAGTTGCAACTGTTTTATTTTCCCAAATATCCGTTGCAGAAGTATAAGCTAAAACATTATTATTTGCAGGTGTTGTTATTTTTACATTGTGTAATTCATCTAACTCATAACCGTTATCGACTTTTACAAATATAGTTCCTTGTGTTGCGTGTGCCGAAATTACATATCCAATAATAACTAAATGATTTGGAGCTTGTGGCTTTACTTTTGTAACACGACCTGCAACCGTTGAACTTAAATAAAGAACATCGCCATCTAACCAAGTTTCTGACTGTAAACTACCTGTTGTATTAATATTTCTAATTAATCCGCTTGTAGTTATAAATCCTTCCTGATTATTATTTATTGTTTCTGTTACCAATCCAATAGTTTCAGCACTTAATACATCTGTTGTGGCTTGTGCTAAATCAACTTTTAATCTTTGACCTTGTGCGCCTGTTACTCTTACCGCTTGATAATTAGCTTCTAATAATGTTATATTTGTAGCAGTTTTATTAACTACTCTTACAACTTGTTCTTGTCCTATTTGTAAAGTAACATTGCCCCCTTTTAATTTTAAATCTAATGTTCCGTCTGTATCATTGTAATACATAGAACCAGCGGTAGTAGGTATATTAGTTGGTGTATTGTCAAACTCTAAATTACCTAATTGAATACCAAACTCTCCTAAATTTACATCACTTGTCGCTCCTGTATATGGAACTCCTAAATTTGCTCCTGCTTCTATTCCTGCTAATTTAGTTTTTTCAGCAGTTGTATAATCATTTAAAGTAGCACCTGCTAAAGTACCATTTCCTAAAGGAACACTTGCATCAGTGCCTGTATCACTATTAATTGTAAAATTAGAAGCAGTTTGTGAAGTCGTTAAATTTGTAGCACCACCAGCACCACCTGTTGAAGATATTGTACCTCCACTTATTGTTATGTTTGTACCTGCAGTTATTACAGAACCATTAGCAGCAAGTATTTGAGCAGATGTTCCACCTGATTTTACAAATGAATTAGCAGTTATTGAATTACTTGTACTTGCTCCAATATCCGTTACTGATTGCAGGTCTTGACCGTTTACACCTACAGGAACTTGTCTATTAATATTAACAGTCGTTAAATTTGGATTTACAGTTATTGCAACCGTTTCTACTGTTTCAGATACATTTATATCTATTATATCGTTTGCCATTATCGTGTTACATCATTAGTTATTACAAAGTTCCCGTTTATATAAGTTTTAACAGTTCCATCTGCTTTTATAAGTTCAATATCATAAATATAATTTGCTGCATCTATATTTATAATTTGTCTATTTATTTTAAATAAACCACCTGAAGCATTTGTAATTGTTATACCTGCACTTGCAACCGAAGTTAAAGATAAAAATATTACACCACCATATTCTTTTCTTAATTGCATACGTAATGTACATCCAGTTAAGTTTAAAACTACTGAATTAAGAATCATTGCAAAATTAACTGCTTCAAATGTATCTCCTTTTATATGTGTAAAATCTAAAGCCATTATTTGTCTTTATTTAGTTTGTTTAAAAATACCTCTAACTTTTTTACGTTAGTTTCTTTTGGCTTGTATGTTTCTTTTTTATTCATAATATTATTATAAAACCCAGCCAACAAAATTGCTGTCTTTATCTGGATAAACATCTGCATTTGAATTTAGATAATATTCAGGAAATAAAGTTTGGTTAAAAGACATATAATCTATAAAGCGATTTGTATAACTTTGTGCAACATCTCTTTCTTTTTCAATTAAGAAATCTATTTCAGATTTTTCAACTGTAGAACTGTTTTCAGAATTATGTTTAAATACTCCTTTATTTGATACTTTATAAGCTGCGTAAGGCAAAAACTCTACCATTGCCCAATGTATTACCATTGGTTTAATATATTTGCTTAAAAGCGTTGTATATGGAGCAGCTAAATTACCTGCAACAATACCATCATTAATTTTGTCGTATAGTTTAGTTCCTAAATAGTTTTGAATGTGTAATTGTTGTGCTTGATAAATATATTGTGTGTATATATCAGGGTCTAAATTACCATTCAAATTAGTAAATTTAACTATATCATTTGTGCTTATGAATAATCCTTGTGCCATTTTTAAACGTCTTTAGGTAAATTTTTATTATTTGGATGAAAACCTTTCAAAGGCATATCATTTGGCATCATTGCTACTTCTTTTGCGTTTCTAATTCTATAACCATATTTTTCAGCAGTTGCAACAGATATTGTTTTTGCATTAGGATTATTAACGTCAATTTTAACGCCTTCCATATTTACAAAAGTCTTTCTTAAAAATTTATGATGGCATCTTGGTCCGCCCTTATAAAGAAAGCAATTATAATTTTGACCTTTATGTCCAAAACCAGGATTTACAACATTTGTATTTACATTTTCTAAATCTTCTTTCCTGTAAACTCTACCATTATTTGAAGCAGTCATCATTTTTTGACAAAATTCTCTTTCTGGACTTTGATTTCCTGTATAAGAATATCTTGTAATAAATTTAAAACTATCTATTTCTTTATCTTGTGAAGATTTAGCATTTGGTCTTGAAGCTACACTTGTAGCAAAACTCCATATTTTAGATAATGTACTTTTTTTATTTAGATTATTAATTTCTAAATCTAATTCTTCTTCACTATCATAATCAACTTCTGTTTCATCAACACAAACCCAATTATCAGAAAGTATTTCTCCTTTAGAAGAAAGAAAATCATCTAATTCTATATTAGTTTCAGCAGACATTTTAACACCTGTTTCTTCTTCCATTGTTTCAGCATCCATTCCTGATACATCAATAAATTCTAAAGGTTGTATTGTTTTGAAATATAACTTTAATGATATATTATTTATAGCTAAAATAACGTCTAATGCTTCAATTATTTCTAATTGATATGGTTTTATAACTATATTGTCAAATAATAGCGTAGCAGTCTTTATTTCGTCTGCATTATTGCCTAATCCACCATCACCTGTTCTAATTCCTAATAACATTGGAGAAGTAACTCTATGTCCTACAATTAGTTTTTCAAAACATTCTTTAGATAAATATTCGTAATGTGCAGGAGCATCATTTAATGGTAAATCTTCTACAGTTGTTTTAGATTCAGCATTAGCATTAAAAGCTACAATTACTTTTTCTCCTCTTGCTCCTGTTAGTTTTCCAAGTACTTCACGTTTCAATTTATCCCTCATTTCTTCTGTAGGGATACCATTATTGAAATTGATTACTTTAGTTCCACTAAAACCATTTTGACAATCATTAATTTGATAATCTGCTATGTTTTCTTCTAATAAAGCATAAGGTAAAGCACCAGAATAATCTATTGGACTATAATAATCAAATCCACTAACATAAGGTTTAATAACATATATTTCAACTTCGTTACCATTACCAAATCCAAAAGCAGGAATACGTTTTGTTTTTTCAGATGGTTTCTTTTTTGTCCAATCGTTGTGATAATACCAAGCTTCAATTTGTCCTTTATCATTACATTTTTCTGCTCTTAATGTTTGCATTGGAAAGTGTAAAACTTGTTTTACTTGTTTCTTTTCCATTACAACTTGCATTGCAGCCATTCCTAAAAGTTTTCGTTCTAAAGCTATTTTCTTTAAATCAGCATCTTTTATAATAGACTTCATCTGAGCATATTCATTAGGCTTTTTATTAGAATCTAAAGCATCTAATCCTTTGCCATAAATCATATTAGCAACACCTGTTATAATAGCACCATTTGTAGCAGAATACAAATATCTATCTATCAAATATTGAAAGTAATTATTATCACTTCCATATTCAATAAAATCATTCTTTTTATTTTCTTGTATTACAGGACTTGTATAAGCACTTAAATTTACTATTGATATATTACTCATATATTTTAAATTCGTTGTTTGTAACGTTTGCTACGTATTCATTTTGATTGACTGTGTATGTATCTGTATTTTGATTAGTACAAAAAACTTTATCTTTGTAAACTATATCATTATTGTTTTTAATAGTCAAATTATAAAACGTATTTTCTTTTAATGCAAAAATAGTTGTCGTTGTTAAATAATAATCAGACAAGAAAAAATCAGCAGCTATATTTGTTTCACTTCCTGTTGTTTCGTTTCTTAAAACAATAGTAGTAGCTTTTAATTCACGTGGAATAAAACTAAATGTTTGTGCAGTTTCTTGTTCTTTTAAAATTATCATAATCTATTTTATTTAATAATAAATTTAACGTAGAATTGTTTTAATAAGTTAAATATTTGTTAAAGTAGATTTTATATTATATAATTTTATATATTTGTACTATAATGTGCTGGTGACTGAATGGTTTAGGTAGCCAATATTGAAAAATATATTGGTGATATATTGGTTCGAATCCAATCCAGCACACAAAATAATTAAAAAAAATAAAATGGAGATAGGAACAAAATACAAGTTTTGGAATAACTCAATAGGAACTTTAATAGAAACAAATAAAAACTTTGGATTGTTTAAATTTGAAGATGGTAGTCAATTTGTGTTTAATTTAAATAAATTAATGTAATGAACGAAGGACAATATAAAAAAAAGATGGAACATTTTTTAGAAATAAATAATGCTTTATATAAAGAAAATCAAGATTTAAAATTATACATTAAAATACTTAAAGAAGAAATAGAAAGTTTAAAAGAAATATTAAAACCATTTTGGTAAAATAAATTATGAATTATATAATTTTAAGAAAGAAATATAAATTTATTATTGAAGAAATAAATAAAGATAATAAATGGATTTATTTAAAAGGTAAGTGTTTTGAATTATTGGGAAAAAGAGAAACCACAATATGTTTAGAAAATAATTATAAAAATAATAAAAGAATAATATAAAGCATTACATTCGTTGAAGATAAATAAAGACGTGTATAGGGAGCCGAATCCTGTTTGATGTAACGGTGTAATTATTAAGGGTAGCTAATTGCTACCCTTTTTTATTGAAAAGACTATTTAAGTGTGCATTAAAGCATAAATAGTGTATTAATATTTTATATTAAACTTGTGGAATTGTTGGAATACTTTTATCAAATGCTTCGTATTCTTTTGTTTTAGCAATTAATTTTTCTATTTCTTTTAATTGTGAAACATTAGCAACATCAACTCCTAATTCTTTTGCTTTAGATTTAAAATCATCAGCCGAAGATTTAGCAACATTATAAGATAAAGATTTTAAACTCATAACTGTATCTTGAAATTTTCTTCTTTCTGTTATTGCTTCTCCTAATTTTTTACCTAAAATAGCACCTTGTTTTTCAATAGCAGAAATAATATCTTTACCATTTGATAAAATAGAATCTAATTCTTTTACTGAACCAAGTTCAATTTTTTGAGAAGATAATTCTGTTTTGAATAATATTTCCATTACTCTTTTTAATTCACTCATTTTTTATATTTTTAAAAGTTATTGTTTAAAAAAAGGGATTTACTTTTACCATAAACCCCTTTAAAAAACAAACAAAACAAATATTATGCTACAGTACCTTCAACAATAGAAGCTAATATTCCTGTAGTTAATGGTCCAGTTACAAAGTTTGCAGGTATTTTTTCCATACCTTGAAATTCCATTTTGTAAGATGAAGCGTCACCCATTGCAGCACCTGTAGAAATAGTAGCAGTAACTAAATCCATTCCTTTAGTTAATCCTGCCATAAAGAAATTACCGTTGTTATCTTCAACAATAACTTGTGGACGTCCATAAGCTAAAAGTTTAAGTTGTTTATGGTCAGCAATAGTTAATTTTTTAATATCCAAAGATAATTTTTGGTCTACAAAAGTAGTTCCATT